GGCCAAGGAGCAGATAGGAGTGGATCCAGTGTTGGAGGGTTGGAACGCACAGGGCGATGACGACAAGGTCGAATGCCCAAACTACACGTGTGCGATCAAACTGTGGTCGAACTACAATGAAGCAGAGTTCGACGTCAACCCGGGGAAATTTTGGATAGCGCAGGACGTTGATGAGTACCTGCGCCAAGTGGCAAAAGATGGGAATATTGCGGGTTACCCAGCCCGAGCCGCTTCTACGCTAGTATGGCGTAACCCAGTCTCGCGAGACGAGCTGAGGGGTGAGGAGAGAGTACGCGAGCTAGCGTCCAGTTGGAACCAATTGTTCAACAGAGCAGGTCGACATGACTGGGATATGATGGCTCGCGACATCGCAAACTCGATGCATATAGATAAAGAGATAGTCGATAGATTAATCACGTCTCCTGCGTGCGTCGGGGGATTAGGAATAGATATAAAGATAGAGGGCAAATCGTGGATAGGAATAACAAAGGCCAAAATAGAATACTTCTGGAAATACAAGAAAACACCACCACTCGCGCGGTTTTTGGCCGACGGGTGGCGAGTGACGGCTAGTGAGCTGGCCAAGTACTGGAAAGGCAACGTGGAGGCACCTCCAAAGACGGATTACGAGATTACGCCGTATGAGTGGAAAGAAGCCATTCCGTTTATGCCGATATTAAATCCCTACATGAAAGCACTTGAGGTGCGAACAGCAGTGATGTCGTTCATCTCTCGGAACGATATTCCACCTAGTGTGGCAGGCGCACTGCTAGTGAGAGCGCAGACTGATAAAAACAGACAACTAGTAGTCAATCTAATCAGAAGAGACCTTCTTCCCATAGAAGATTACCTATGGACAAAGGCAGATGGACGAGTTTACTGGAACTGGGTGGCCGGGTCTTTACCCTTTAAGACCCCGGTGGTGAGGGGAGCATCATCACTGGCTGTTAGTTACTGGTATAACAACCTAGCCTCACAAATGTGGGCATGGTGTCTTGGCCGGAAGAGGTTAAGTATGAGGACGGTTTTGAGAGCGGCGTTGGCTGCGGAGTACGGAGTGCACGACGTACTTGCGGGGCTAGCGTACAGTGTTGGCGGGTAGGCGTGCAGAACGGGGTAAGGGAAGTGAAGTGGAGCCCGTGCGGAAACGCAATGGTTCCCACCTACTTGTTTGGTTGTAGTCCCAGGGATGGACT